GCTAGAAACTGAACCAACACAACGCGACCTAACATATGTTAGGCCTCCTTGTTAAGGAACTTCTGGACTGGTCCAGAAGGTGTACCGCCGGTCGAGAGCGTCGTTCCGAAGAACGCGAGCAATCGACCCAGATCTTGAACACACAAAGCGTCGGTGATAACACCTGCGATATGTGGCCGTTCATTGATCAGGCGCCAGGTATTGTTATACCCTTCTGCTCCGACGCCCTCTGGGTTGTCGGTAGGTGAATTCATCTTTTTACGGATGATGGCGATAGTAGAGCGGACGTACTTAGCTTTGCCACGCTTGATAGTCGAGTGTTGAATCTCGATATCAACGGGTTGAGCTGAGGTCGTTCCGCTCATGCGGTGGAGCCCAAGCACAGTGTCTCCGTCTCCCTCAAGGGAGATACGAGTCAATGTGTTACCCAGGTTATCACCTGTGTATGGGTTCGGGTTTACTGTGATGCCTTCGGCGTACATATATTGTCAGCAAGGTGGGTAGTTATCCCACAATGGATCTAGAGGTGTCTCTAGCTCGCGGCCCCATGAGGGGCCTTGAGGAACGTACAGACAGTAGTGTCCACACGCCCCGTAGCGTTTTCCAAGCGCTACGTGAGTTAACGCACTCTTACGTGGTATCCAGAATAGATACCCTTGCGGAGCTTTCCAGCTCGGGGGAGATTGACGACACCAAGTGCTGTTAAAACAGCAGCTCGAGAGCCAACCAGACCTCTTCCAGTAGTCATCATGCCGATAGTAGCATCAGTGTTTAACACTTCACGCTTATATCGAACCTGACGCGACAAGACACCCTTTTCAGGAAAGACAACTATGTTGTCTGTGTCATCGGGACGTAATCCTAGCTGGTAAGCTAGCATCATATTCCGTTCGCTGCGTTGAGAAACGCAGAAGTCGCTGATTATTGTCATTGGTCGTACGTTATCAAAACGTATCGACTCTAGGAACTCACCGACGTTGACAAACCAGTCAACTACGAATGAGAATGGAATCGCATTCCAAATAATGGCAGGGTTGCCATTAATTCCTAGTACGTCTAGATAAGCGCTTAAAGCGCCGTCTAGCGACTTGAGCTCGGGAGGAAGTTCGTAACGATAACGCATAGTCGCCGTGAGGCGAACTTTGTTAGTTCCCGTTTCAACCTTCTTAGTACGACGTTGTAAGGCGTACATCCCGTAATCGGACCAATCGGTCCAATTACTCTGGTAGCTACCACCGATAGGGTCGACCTCATAGGTTTTCCCATAATATCGTTGTTGTGGTTGGTTTGCCCTGCGCTCGAACTCTTGGATACGTCTCTTAATAGAGATTATCTTTTGATATAGAGCTTTACAATCGTTGTAAAACGGTTGCCAGGCCAGCTTCCAGGAGAGGTATGCTGAGGACATATTCTGAGGCCGTGAGGCCCAAGGTTTCTGTCCAAAAGCATCCCAAAGCGTGTCGATAATCCCGTCAACCCCAATCCTCGTTTGAGGACTCCGGTTCCAGAATCTATCTATGATTCCACGTCCCAAGTACTTGAAGTCTCGAAGCTCGAAGAGGAAATTCAGAAGTGAATTTCCGTCCGAGAGTGAGGGCATCATAGCATTCTTGGCCAAAGAGGCAAACTCGTCGATAGTAGGCATTTCTGCCGCACCTCGAGTCTGGATGTCGCTAAGAAGTGTCGTAAGACAATTCTTAGCAGAATCACTGTCAGCACCGTTAACGACGACATTAAGATGACCATAGTAGCGGGGGAAAGCCCCCACTAGTATATCATCCTGGGAACAGTTGGTAGACATCCAGGTCTGCACGTGAGTGCATTCTCGGAAACTACCATCTCTCCCGATGTCATCGGTGATTACGGAGGAGCGGGCGTTGTACGAAGTAATAACTTCGGGCGACCACACCGTATAATCCGGTTCATATCCATTGGAGGGCCAGACTTTGTGTCTATACCCTGCCTTTAGAAAGGCTGAATTAGCTTTTGATCTCGTTCTCATGTTACATATGTCACACCCACGTGGG